TTACTGTATGAATACAATTACCAAGATTATGGCAGTAATTATGTTTATTTGCGTTACGATTGTAGTAATATCAATAAACCTTTATTTGAAAGAGAAAGAAACGACAAAGGTTCTGATCACGGCGTCGTTGAACCCAGCGATAAAAAAAGAACCATCATTAAAAATAACAAAAACAGTAACAAAAAAGCAAACAGAACCAATTATCATAAAAGTTGGTACTGGTTATGGCACAAACAGATATAATGGTATTCCTTCTGAAAAGATTATATCTATACAGGAAGAAGAAAAGGCAGATTATGAAAAACAAATTGAAGAATTGAGAAACATTATTGAAGGTAGATATGGCAGCGATTATGAAGAATTTTCACAAACTAAAACTGAAATTGAGTATACAGGCAAGCAGGAAAGCAGTCCGATAATACCGCAATTAGCAAGAAGTGGATTTAAGAATTTTGGTTCTATTGGCTATGACTTTAATAATGAAATTAATCTGCAGTATAACAGAAATATTTACAAAAAGTTATTTATTGGCGGTAAACTTAATATAAGCAAACCTGAGAATTCAGGTATATTAGCAAGTTATTCATGGTAATGAGGGAGGGACTTAAAAATGGCATTAAAATCAAACGCTCTAATTACTGTTGACGATTTTATAGCTTCAATTCGAAAAACACGGTCGGATTATCAGGTTAGTTATTTTAAGATATATAATTCAAGCGTAGATGCAAGTGCTTGTACAGTTACAAAATCTGGTAATACTTTAACACTTGTTGTAACAGGTGGAGTTAATGCTGGTTCGTATTCGTTTGATTTAACCAATGCCTTATATGATACGCTTGCCGAGTTAACGGCGTCAATTACAGCTCTTTCAAAAGGATTTGTTGTAAATAGACTGGGACATTCAATCTCGAATTCAACGGATTTGAACGATATTTCTGCAGTGAATTGTTTACTTATGATCAATGAAATTACACTCTCAGGTTTTGATGGGTTTTATATTGAAGATTTAATCAATCAGTCGTCTAATTTTATTCAAGAAGCGTATTTATGCAGAAACCTGATTTTGCAGAGTTATACTGACTATTATGATGGTATTGATGATGTTTATTTGAGAATTGATAACTACCCGATTACAGCAGTAGCCAGCGTCAAAATGTGGGAATATCAGGCGCAGCAGGAAGTTTATACCTATAGCCCAAATATTGAATATGAAGTATTTATGGATAGAGGTATGATTTATAAAAGTTCAGGATGGAATGGAACTATAAAACAATGGAAAATAGCTTATACCGCTGGATATACGCTATCTAATATGCCTTCTGATATTAAATTGGCTTGTATGAAGCTTTCACGTATGTTAAACTCTCAATTAAATTCAGACGGAATTAAGAGCGAGTCTATGGGGGATTATTCAGTAACTTACGATAAAAACAATCCAGTTATATTTAACGGCATAGCGTTACCGAACGACATTATAACGCTTTTAAGTCCTTATAGAAAATGGGACAGGAGATAAAAAGTGAGTTTTGATAGTTTATTAAACAATACATGTATAATTCAAGAGAGAACAAAAACACAGGACTCACTAACCGGGGATATGATTGAAAGCTGGGTAAATGTTTATACAAACGTCAAATGCAGATTGAATAGGAATACCGGCTCTGAATATATAGCACAGGAAACAAAAATCGCGAGTAATGATTATACGTTGTTTATAGCTATGGGTTTTATGATAAATACCGGTGAGCATAGAGTAATTGTTGATAATAAGATTTATAATATAACAGATATAAATAACGCTGGCGGACAATCGCATCATTTTGAATTAAGGTTGCAAATAAAAGAATGAGCCTTGAAATATCAGTCAAATTAACCGGTAGTGAAGCAGTTATGAAGCTGTTAAGAAATAAGGGCGATAAAATCAATGATGCCATGGTGGAAGCAATTACTCATGGAGCAATGGCAATAATTGGAGATGCGAAAAAGAATTGCCCTGTTGATACAGGACGGTTAAGAAATTCCATTACTTCTGAAATTAAAAAGAATTCAGGTTCAATTGTAGGCAAAGTCGGGACAAATGTTAAGTATGCTCCGCACGTAGAATATGGATTTAAAAAACATCTTGCTCCGATTGGTAACGAATGGTTAACTAAGCACGGGTTCCCAAAATCAAAAAAAGGTTTTCTATTTGTTAAGTCAAGCGGCGTTAGGTTTTTGTATAACGCCTATATGAAGAATTTCAGTAGAATAAATATAATGATAAAAAATGCTGTAGAGGGAGCGGTAGGAAAATGATTGAATACGATTTAATTGATTATTTAAAGAAAGATATAATACTTAAAAATTTAATTGGAGCGACGGCATCAGATTTCAAGATGTATGCTGTCAGGGCTCCGCAAAATACCGTTGTTCCGTTTATTGTCTACGATAGCGTTGTAGGCGGACTTGACGAAACATTAGATGAGGATAGGATACAGTTAACTATTGTAGGTGATATAATTGGCTCTAATGGAGCTAAAAAGAAAGCGACGGATATTCGCGACAGACTAAAAACTATACTTGATTTACAGGATAAGATTTATATACCATCATTAAATTACAAAATTTATTATTCAAAATTAACTTCAAGCGACGAAATTGTTGATGACAATACGGATAGGTTTATTGAAGTCATGCACTTCAATATTAAGTATAAAACCATATAAAAGGGGGATTGGATTATGTCAACAGCATTAAATTTATTTGTGGGTGCTCCATCAAGTGTCAAAATCGGAGCGTACGGGGCAGCAGAAGGATCGTGTGTAGATTTAGGGGCAACGGAAGGCGGGTTGAAACTGACATTTACACCATCGTTTTTTGATAAGACCGCAGACCAGTGGCTTGGCGTTGTCGGGAAAGTAAAGACAAAAGAAACCGCACAGCTCGAGGTTACATTACCTGAATTAACTTTATCAAACGTTGCCTATGTTATGGGCTATCCTACAACGGCAGTGGTTGGAAATACTCTTGACGTTGGCGGTAATGCGACTGCAACTGAACGCACATTGTATGTTAACGGGACTGACTTGGCGACAGGTAGAAGTATTAAAATAACAATCCATAAATGTGTTATTGTTGGCGCGGCAGAAGTATCATTGTTAAAAGACAATAAAACTGTTGTAAAATTAACAATTGATATTCTCCAGGATACCAGCAAACCAGCAAACAAGCAGATGATACAGATTGATTTAACCGGAACAGATAGTACTCCTCCAACTGTTGCTATGACAAATCCGTTAGAAGATGGAACTGTAACAAAAGATACAAAGGGAACAGTTACATTAACATTCACAGAAGCAGTAAACAAAATTGATGAAGGTACATTGATTTATGATAAAACAATAATGTTAATCAATGTAACTGATACAACGGCATCAGCATTAGTTGCCGGAGCAATAAGTTTTAATTCAGAGACAAAAGTGTTAACATTCACTCCAGCGAATAACTGGATAGCTGCTGATAAGATAAATATTGTGATAACTACGGATGTTAAAGATACGGCTGGAAATTCATTAGCTACAACGTTTGTCGGACATTTTACGGTAACATTGTAATTTGTGAATTAAAATCCCTGTTGATAAACCAGGGAATGTACACCAGGGTAGGTTTAAGGTTATGGCTTGAATCTACCCTGTTATAAAATAAAAGCGAGGTAAAAAAGTATGAACGAACTTGAAACAATCCTGGAAGAACAGGAAAAGAAGTCAATCACGATTAGCGACCGGAAATTTGAAATCGGAAAGCTATCCATAAAACAAGTGCTGTCGCTCATCAAAAAACTTGGCAAAATTTTCATTAATAGTTCTGGGAAAGTTAAAGCTATCAGTAAGGATGGGAAAACTAATTTTGATGATGTGGTAGCAATTGTAGAAGCGCTTGATGAAAATGAAGTTATTGAACTTCTTGGAATGTTGTTAAATGCTGACGTGGAATTTTGTTCAACGATTTCATTTGAAGATACAATTGAAATTATTGCTATCGTTTGTGAGCAAAACGATTTCAAAAAAATAATAAAAAATTTCAACAGGGTGGCAGAAGCAACAAAGAAGTCAAACTAAAAAAGAGCACACTGCTTGCCCTGACGGATATTGTCGCTCTTTCGAGTTATAAATACGAAGATTTGCTTGACAAGTCAATTGATTGGATACAAGTGGTGCATACTGAACTAACTAAACACAAACTTATAGAACAAAATGTATTAGCTTGTATGAATAGGTGGGAAGCGGAAGATTTAAAAAAATTTCCCGATAAACTCAACGAACAGATTGAAACTGACAATAAAGAAAAGAAAACTATAACAAGTTATTCTGATTTTAAAAAGATGGAAAAATTAGGATTTGTAAATGTTAATTTAAAAAAGAAGGAAAAACCAAATGGCTGAATTAGCTAATCTTTTTGTTACAATTGGAACGAAGTTTGATGCTTCAGGTTTTAAGGCTGCTTCTGATAAACTTGATGTTATAAAAGAAAAAACTGAAAAGATGGCAGGTGCTTTCAAAACAGCCGGATTTGCTCTTGTTGGTATGGCGGCGGTTGGTGCTGGTGCTATGGTATCTTTGATAAAAAATGCCGCTGACGCAGAAAAAGCTACAGAGCTTTTGGCTGGTGCTATGAAGCAAGCTGGCAATTACACAGACGAAGCATTAAAACACAACATAGCTTATGCTGTGTCTTTGGCAAAAATAACTACTTGTACGGATGATGAGATACTTTCCGTTGAAAGATTATTGACAAATTACGGTATTGAAGGCGAGATGCTTGACGCACTGACAAAATCAACGCTGGATTTAGCGGCAGCATCAGGTATGGACTTATCAAGCGCGGCTACTTTATTGGCAAAATCTGTTTCAACTTCAACCAATGCTTTGTCAAGATATGGAATTGAGATTGAAGGTACGAAAGGTTCAACGACAAGGATGCAATCTGCTGTTGAAGCAATTGACAAGGTTTTTGGTGGAACTGCTGAAACTATGGGTTCAACATTTTCAGGTCAAGTAACTATACTCAAAAACAGATTTGGAGAATTACAGGAAACTCTTGGAACAATATTGTTACCGAAGGCTGAAAAATTCCTTAATTTTGTTGATAAAGCAATAACTTGGCTTGAAAAGTTATCTCCGGAAATGAAAAGCACAATAGCAAGTTTTTTGCTTTACGGAACTATAATTGCTGGTTCACTTGGCTCATTATCTCTGTTTCTGGGTTATTTGCCTAAAATAGTAGGAGCACTTACGTTGATGAGAAAGGCTGTTGGAGGTGTCAATGCCGTGCTTGGCGGCGGACTTGGGTATATTGCCCTGATTGTAGCGGCATACGTTGCGGCAAAAGTGCTTGTTGGTTGGGTTGGCAAACTGATCGACAAATTTGATGAGCAAAAAGGCGCAGAAGCGAAACTTGCTCAAACTACAAAAGGAAGAATATTACAATATGAACAAGAAAAAGAAGCAATTGTTAAAAATTTGAGAGATAAAAAATTTACGACAGAACAAATAAAAGAACACACGGATAGACTTGGAAAATTAAATAACGCAATAAAATTACAAACAACAATAATGGATGAAGAAAATAAAAAACAAGCACTATCACATACTGAAAAAACGGATATTGTCAATGAAAATATCGGCAAGCAAATAATGACAGAAGAACAAGGACAGGTGGTGCTTGAGGGAATTTGGGAGGCTGAACAATACAAGTTTGTCACTGGTTGGAAAAATGCTTGGGATGAATTCGCAGATGGTCCAATAAATTGGTATGAAAGTTTTACCACTGTGCTTGGTGATGTTCAAGGTGCTCTTGCTACCGGATTTACACAAATGTATACCGATGGTGTTGACACTTGGGATGAATTCTCAAAGGTTGTTGACGGAATATGGGAAACAATCAAACTTGCGATTGTTCAGCAGTTGGCAAACATAACGGCTCAATACATCGTGCAGACTGGAATAATGAAAGCGGCTGCATTGGTTTGGGCTGGATTAGAGTGGGTGTATCAAACATCTATAATAGCCGCAAGGACAGTTGCTGGTTGGAGTGTTATTCCGTTTGTTGGAACTGCCCTTGGTATTGCTGCGGCGGTGGCCCTTGTTTCAGAGATGGTAGGCAAATTCAAGAATTTTGCGACAGGCGGACTTGTTACGGGCGCTACTATGGCTATGATTGGCGAGGCAGGCACAGAGATGGTTTTACCGCTCGAAAATCCTCGTTCAATAGATTTGTTATCAAAAGCATTATCTATGGCAGGCACGACAAACAATGTCGGTGGGAATACAATAACTGTAAATGTTCCTATTGACAATTTAAGAAATAGAAACAAAGCGAAAGAATTAGGTCAAATTGTCGGAGATGAAATCTTTAAGAAAATAAAGATGTCAAGGAAGGTATTATGAAAAAGTTTATATTCGTATCAGCAACAAGTTTAATGTTTTTTGCTTTGAATTATTCAATTGTATTTGGTGGAGAAATGGGAAGTGGTAATGGGAGCAGTTATCCTGCAACACTTGATACTGATTATACGATTGAATTTTCTACTGATTATGCCCGTGAACAGGTCCCGAATGACAGCAATGCCGCTATTGTAAAAATAGAAAATGAACTTGGAGTTAACGCAAAAGGTATTTATTTAAATGTTGGAACGAGATTAGTTGATATTCAAAATTCAACAGGAACACTGGTAAAAAAATCAGGTGATACTATGACAGGAACATTAAATGTAAGTTCAGCGGTGAATGTATCAGGATATACTCAATTAGGCGGCGCTTCTCCGAAAATAAAAATGGTGACATTTTCAACTAATACTGCAACAGTGCAAGGTGGTCAAACATCCGTTTCGCACGGATTGATGCTATCAAAAATAATCTCAATGAATGCATTGGTTCAGAGGGGTGATGGGTTAAGTATGTCTCCCGAATATAATGCAAGCGCTGACAATCAGTTTAGTTTTTTTGTGAATGCTACGGGTTGTTATATTACATTAAAAACAGGAAATTCAGCAAGTATATTAAATAAACCAGTAATTTTTTTTATTATTTACGAGGAATAAATGGCATACAGAACAAAATGGGGCGATCATAAACAATGGGGAACATTCCAGTGGAAAGGCGACGGCGTTAAAATAAACGGAATGGTAACTGATGTTTATGATGTCAGTATAGAAAATATTCTGACAAACGAAGTTGATACTGCCTCATTCTCAGTTATAGATACTTACATAAACAAACCAAAAGAAGGAAGTGATATTGAAATATATTATCAAACAAAAAAAATATTCAAAGGTAAAATTGTTTCAGTTCAATCAAATAAACTGAATAATAGTAGTTTTGAATTTTATTGCGAGTGTTCGGATTATACTCAAGACTTGGATAAAAGATTAGTTGTAGAAGATTATGAAGGACAAACATTAAAAAATATTGTAATTGATATAATTTCAAAATATACGGCAGGATTTACTACAAACAATATTCCAATTATAACGCCTATTATAAATTATATCTCTTTTAATTATGAAACTGTCCAGGAATGTTTCAGGCGGTTAGCGGAATCAACGGCTTATGATTGGTATGTTGATGAAGATAAGGATATACATTTTTTTAGTTTAGATTCAGCTGTATTAAATGCGCCTATTGAATTGCTTGATAACGGCGAAGAATTTACAAATTTACAAATCTCTATTGATAAAACACAAATAAAAAACAGGATTATTGTCAGAGGAGGGTATTATTTGTCAAATGAATATACCCAAACAATAGTCGCTGACGGTCAGCAGACCGAATTTCTTGTGAACTATTTAGCTCACGATTTATCTGTAAAAGTAAACGCTTCTTCAAAAACAATCGGTATAGAAAATATTGACGATGCCGGAACGCACGATTTTCTATTCAATTTTAATGAAAAAACATTAAAAAATGATATCCTTGCTAAACTATCAGCAGGGGCTATTCTTGAAATGAAATACAAATATGAAATCCCTGTATTGTGTCAGGTTGACGATATTGCAAGTCAGGCAGCAATTGCTTCTATTGAAGGCGGAGACGGCATATTTGAATATCTGATTGTTGACGAAAAACTTGTAACTATTGACAGTGCGAGAGAAAGAGGACGGGCAGAATTGAATTTATATTCAAATCCAATCGTATCAGGTAGTTTTGAAAGTTTATATCCTGGGTGGAGAGCAGGGCAAAGATTACATATTAAATTAGCAGACAGAACCATTGATGAATACTATTTGATTAAAAATGTTTCTATAAACGCAATCGGAGGAGATAGAATGTTATATACGATATCATTTGCTACATTACTTTTAGGATTTAGTTGGTTATTACTTAAATTATTAGCTAAGATAAGTCAAGTTGATGCGAGGTCTGACGAAGTACTTGATAAATTATATGTTGTTAACGAAACAATCCAATCAACGGATGCTATGACGGAAACACTTTTTACACCGCCGTATAAATGGAGTAATGATGCTGGAACTACTGTAGGTAAATTGAGATGGTCTATAGGAGAGTGGGCATAATGAAACTAAAAGAAAAACAATTTGAGATTATTGGTAAAATAAAATTCACGTTACGAAATGTAAAAACTGGAAAATGTAATGTAAAAAAATATAAAAATATTTTTGTAACGACAGGAAAAACAGCAATTGCAAGAAGATTACGGAATGCAGGTTTAATAGCAAATGAAGGTATTATTACGTACGGAGCAACTGGGACCGGATTAAATACACCTTCTGTAAGTGATACTAAACTTCAAACAGAATTGGCAAGAAAACTTGTAGCCAGTGGTTCAAATGTAAATAATATCACAACGATTATTGTATATTTTTCAACAAGTGAAAGTAATGGAAGTTTAAAAGAATTCGGTTTGTTTGGCGAAAATGCAACCGTGTCCGCTGACAGCGGCACATTATTTAACAGAGCGGCAATAAACATAATAAAAACAAGCAGCCAGTCATTGACAATAGAATGTCAATTGACAATAGGGTAAAAGGAGAATAAAATGGCAAACAGTTCAGATGTAGTTGTTGGCGCTGATGCAAAAGCATCAGAATATAATAATTTAAGGAAAGATGTGATTGACACAACGACAGGACATACTCATAATGGCTCCGATAGCAGTTTATTAGGAGATGGATGTTCGTTTAAAAATAATCAAACAAGATATTTGTCTATACCACCCTGCAGTTTTATACCCCAA